CTAATTTTGCGAAAGACTTGTTTGGCAACGGTTAAAGCCCCAACGCCTCTGGCGAGTGCACCCAATGGGTATACTCAACAGAGGTCCAAGTTAGTGTTTCACGTTCCATTACTTTTGGATAACGGTGAATACACTGTCAACACAGTCGAGATCAGTATGTCTTATGATCCCGAAACCGACTCTTCCGAGTTGGCTTATCTTCGTGAGCTTATTGCCCACGTTGGTGTTGATGCAGACTTTAATGGTCTGTTCCTTGGATCGATAGAGTAATCTATCGCCGTTAACTTTCTTCAACTACAGGAAATATCCAATGAAGAAGTTCAAAAAGGTGAAAAAGAAGTCGTTCTTTAACCCTGATGTTGTAGCGACAACTGCAGCACAGAAATTAAGACGTGATTTGAGTCAGGCCTCACTGTTGTATGGCCATGACGATTTTTCTAACAAGTATGCAAATACGTATCAGGAGGTTCTGAATGAAACGTTTCTTAAAAAGTACGTTTCTCAGACTACCAACGTTGCTAAGATGCAGGAATCTGCCTTTGATAGTTTTATTTCTATCAATGGCCGTATTCGCGAAATCAATCGGACTTTCCGAGGATTCCGTGAAGTACCTGCTAGACAACTTAGTCACCATGAGCAAGTCTTGCGACGAGCTCAACACCTTATAAAATGGGTGCTTGGAACGTTTAGTATAGAGGAACTCTACCACAATGTAAAACACAGTGGTGGCGTCACGCAAGGTGTCGGTTATTCCGACACCTCGCTGGATGCTAAGTTCACTCTACCTCTCAGTTGTACGGAGCATACCCTGCCGTATTTTGAAGAATATCTTCTCTTCGATCAACGATTGAAGAGTGCCATAGATCTAAATAATGGCCAAGACGGGAAACCGTTAAGATATCTCATTTGCGCAGGATCACGTGCTACTACTGTACCGAAGACCAACGAAAAGGTGCGTATGATAGCCATCGAGCCCACTGTAAATATGTATTTTCAGCAGGGTTTAATGGCAATGTTGTATCATAAGCTCCGAAAAGTTGGTCTGGATGTGCGTCTCTTACCCGACCAACATGGGCGGAAAGCGTATCAAGCTTCGATAACTGGCGACTTCGCCACTATCGATTTTTCGAATGCTTCTGACTCAGTTAGTTATGAACTTGTCAAATGGATGTTTCCATCTGACTGGTTCGAGTGGATGGACATGTGCAGGTGTAATACTATGAGTCTTAATGGCTCTAGTATTCCCCTTGCTATGTTTTCCACGATGGGTAACGCGGTTACTTTTCCGCTTGAGACCTTGCTCTTCTGGGCGATTGGAGTCGCCACAGTTATGGAACATGAACG